ACGTGGTATCCTCATTTAGTCAGAGCAAAATGTTCACCACTAGTTGATAGTCAAGAATTTAAAGAGATTCTCGATGCAGATAGTGGAGCAGAAGATGGCAGCACATTACGTGATTTGTTGTCAACATATAAGAAAAACATTGAAATTAATAATCAAATTATTCAACAAGCACAAGCAGATGTTGAAAAGAGTGGATATCAAACTGAACAATTTTATGTTATTCCAATTAGTAATACAGGAACAGGACTGGTATCAATAGCAGATACTACTATTGATAATACAGATGTTACAGCAACATCGTCGTATTTGGACTCATCTGCGGTACTTAGTACTCCTGATAAAAATTATTATATTGGTTATCTAACCGGCGACGGTGCTCCACCTAACGGAATACCATACGGATTTGGAATTACATTTCCAGCAGCACCAGGATTAGGAGACTTCTACTTAAGAACTGATTACTTACCTAACAGATTATTTAGATATGACGGAACACATTGGATCAAATATGAAGATAATGTAAGAATGACTACAAGTACATTAGGTGCTACACAAACTGATAATCCGTTATTGGTAAGAAGAAAACTCAAAGCAAGTTTTGTTAACAATACCACCACTTCAACAATTGCAGGCGAAGTTGTAACAGAACGTCAGGCATTGAGTCAAGTATTAAAACCAAGGGCGGATTTATAGTATGGACTATTTTTACGACGGACAAATACGTAGATATTTGTCACAATTTATTCAGATATTCAGTAACTTTGCCTATAAAGATGCCAAGGGTAATCTGGTACAAGTTCCTGTTCGCTATGGAGATATGACCAGGCAAGTTGGACAAATATTAAAGAAGAATAGTGAGAACACTATTCCTAGTGCTCCTTTTATTTCTTGCTATATAAAAGAATTAGAGTTTGATAGAGAACGTTTACAAGATCCAACTTTTATCAGTAAAATTAATGTTATAGAACGTGGAATAAATCCTGATACTCAACAGTACATAGATGTAAAAGGCTCTAACTATACTATTGAACGTATCATGCCCAGTCCCTATAAACTAACATTAAATGCTGATATATGGACTACAAGTAATGATCAAAAATTACAACTGTTTGAACAAATCGCAGTTTTCTTTACTCCGAGCTTTGAAATCCAAACTACTGATAACTATCTTGATTGGACCAGTTTAAGCACTGTTAGATTAGATGATGTAAATTGGACTAGTAGACAAATTCCCCAAGGAGTTACTGAAGATATTGATATCATGACTATGTCGTTTGATACACCTATATGGATTACTCCCCCGGCTAAAGTTAAAAAATTAGGTGTTATAACTAAAATTATATCTAATATATTTGCGTCAAGTGCTCAGGGTACAATTGCCAATGTATATGATCAAGCAGGAGCAGCAGATGTATTTTCAAATATTTCTCCTGATACCACAGTTACGATAACTCCAGGAAATTATGATTTATTGGTATTAAACGATACAGCAAGATTAATACATCGCAATGGTGCTGGCGAAAACATTGATATTACATCACCCAAGAATACAGCATCCTGGCTCAAGATTTTAGATTTATATCCCGGAAAGTTTAGAGCAAGTTTAAGTGAATTGAGATTTTCGCAATCAGACGGCAATGAAGTTATTGCATACATGAGTTTAGATCCCAGTGACGAGTTTATTATGAGATTGAACATAAACAGAGATACAATACCTAGCAATACTATTATTGCAGGCAGAGGCACTGTTGATGCGGTAATTAATCCCGACACATTTAATCCAGGTGCAGTTGCGACAAATACACGATACTTGATATTAGAAGATATTAATAATAATTCACAGTTTGGCCAACCGGGATATCAAGGACCAACGGCATGGCAAAATCTCAATGGTACTGATTTCCAAGCATTTGCTAATGATATAATTGAATGGAATGGTAGCCAATGGAATATAGTATTCAGTTCTTCTTCTGTTCATAGTGTTATATACATAACTAACTCATATACAAGCACACAATATAAGTGGGAAAACGGAGCATGGAGTAAAAGTTATGAGGGCATTTATAATGCAACATTATGGAGATTAGTACTGTAAATCAAGTAGTGTGTAGTGGTGGATTATTTCTTGCTAAAGACACTAAACGCTTTTTATTCTTGTCAAGAACACAGACTAAAACAGCAGGCACCTGGGGATTAGTTGGAGGTAAAAAAGAGCCATCTGATAGCACACCTTTTGATGCCCTTACACGAGAAATACAAGAAGAAGTAGGTAAAACACCTACAATAAAAAAAGTAATTCCGTTAGAATTGTTTATTAGCAATGATCAACAATTTCAATATAATACATATGTATTAGTTATTGATCGCGAATTTATACCTGTATTAAATGATGAGCATGATGGGTATGCATGGGCCAGTTATGATCAATGGCCGAAGCCTTTACACAGGGCAGTAAAGAGCTCTTTTAATAATAAAATTATCAGAGCTAAACTAGAATTACTATTAGATTTATTCTAATATCCTAAATTTTTACTTCTAACAAAATCCAAATCGTAAGTTGTTTGAGATATTGTTTTTACTTCATTCTCAAAAGGTAAAGCAGTTGGCAAACATGTTCTCCATCCAGGTCCCCATTTTTTAGTTAAGTAATCTATGTTCATAGAATTAATTTTTTCTAATTTTTCTGTTATGTCAGGAGATGTGTGTTGTGTTTGACTGCTACTATCATAATAACCATTGCCTTCTACTAACTGAAGTTTATGATAATATCTGTTTTCTAATGATACTATTTTTTTAATTGGTCTATGCATAAATCGCATTATATAATCTGCATCTTCACAATATGCTGGATATAAATTCTCATCAAACAACCCAAAAGTTTTAATAATAACATCTCTTATTAAAAATAAATCCCAGGAACCTACTCCAAAGTCACCAGGATTTCCATGTATCAATCCGACCGAAGGATCATTATTAGTCTTGTTTGCTATTTCTTCTAGTATGCCTGGACCAAATGCTATTTCGTCGTTGGCCATAATCCAATAAGGACTATTCATATAGCATTTAATTATAAGATTCCATGCACCACCGCAACCTATATTTGAAGGTAGATGTGTAACTGTTATTTTTTTAACAAATTTATGATTTATGTTTTTTAAATTTTCTAGCTCTTGGTCAAGTTCGCCACGCCCGTTATTATTAATAATAACAAAGTTATCAACATCATAATCTATACTCATTAATAGTCTAGTCACCCAATATGTGCTATTAACCACAGATGTTCCAATAACAGGAATTGATTGTGTTTTGTTCATCTTATAAAACTTCTTTCAAATTTAATTATATCAGAATCTAATTTTATTCCATTTTCACAGGATCTACAAATTTTAAAAGTTGCGTAAGGTTGTGGAATTATTGCTTCATAACTCTGATCATAGAGATTGCCTAAAATATTTTCTAGCCCATAATCCATGCAACAGAGAGACACATCTCCGTTAGGCAATAACACATTATGATATAATCTTTCAGAACAATTACATGTCATATCTTTATTGCCATGGAATATTGTTTTATACCCATCTTTTAACTGATCTAATTCTGGTTTTAATAATGCTTCGCCAATTAAGTTACCTGCACGGCCCCACATTTCGTGTACAGGCGCCCACGTATATATATGTTTAATATCATCATGCATCTCTTGACTCATTGACATAGTACTAAAATTGGTTATTTCACTTTCTATTGATTTTATATATTCTAAAAGTTTGATATAACCTTTGGTGATCGGATGTTTTGCCATTCTCTTTTGATCAGGTAAATGTAGTACAAAACCGCCGTTGGGATTAGGTGCAAAAGGAATATGCTTTATACGTTGCATATCTTCTATAGACATTCCTATACCAGTGGTGAATACCGAAACAGGATGGCCTTGCTCATGTGCATATAATAACATATCTGTACAATATTTGTTCATCCACGGTTCAACAAATCCAGAAAATGTAATTCTAATTTCTTTAGGTACTTTGTCTATTAGAGTTTTAAATCCTTCAATAGATAATGTCGTTTCGCCTTTGTATCGAGTCTCCAAGATACGTTGTGGACAAAAAACACAATCTACCACACATCCTTTTTTTGGAATTATTGTGGTAATCTCTAATGTAGGGGAATGCGCGAGTCTCCACTTCTCTGTGAAAACTCCTGGAAAAACTCTTACTTTGTGTGTTTGTGTCATATTATCTATTTGCCGAGCATATAATCTTCGGCTTTCTTAGTTGCTGTTGTAGTGATTTTCATTTTTTCTAAAATTGCAGGATCTATTAGTTCTGGGTGTATCCACCAGTCTTCGTAAGTTCTCCACTCATCTGGTGCAATATCTCCTACTACCATAACATATCCAAATGACTCAAGATACTTTCTTGACTTTTCTCTGAAGCTCTTCGATTCGTCGCAATAGTAGTCATGCTCATAGGTAATAACAGCGAATTTATATTTTTCAAAAGGCATTGATAACAATATCTTATATGTAACGTTTGGTGGATCACAATCTAATTGTAGATAATCAATATTCTGTGGAAAATCTAAACCATATAGAAATTTTTCATAATTTATTAATGCTGCATCTTTTAACAAACACGGATTGCGGCGCTCTTTTGCAAATGCATCAACAAATTGTTGATCTATATCCAACGATACACCTGTCCACTCGTAGTTTTGTTCTAGTAATGCTGTATTATTACCGTAAAATGGATTAGCAGCACCGATCTCTAAATATGTACCATTACGTTTTCCATTTAACATAGTTAGTACAAACATATCTTGATACGATTCTGAAAAGTTTTTTTCTATTTTATCAGAATCAGTAAATTTTAATTTTAATTGATTATGTTTTTCTTTGTTGAACAATATCAATTCTTTGGTATTGAACTCATTGAAAAATTTTAAATTATTAAGTACAGCAGTTCTATGTGTAGTATCAAGTTCGTGATTAATTAATAAATCTTTAAACAATGTTCTAGATTCTTCACATAGTCCACACCACCAACTACTTACTGCTTTTTCAAACAATAGACCGTATTTTCCTGGATATCCAACATCTGTTCTTAACTTTGGTGAGTCAAAGTTACATACTCCTAGACTTGTTGAAGCTAACATATAGCATACAAACCAATCACCTTCTTTCTGTTCAATTTCATGTAATCTACTCAAGAAGAAATATGCTTCAGGACGAGTTGGAATTAATGCAATAGCATGTTGTAATAAACCTTTTACGGAAAAAGAACGTGTACCTTGAGATTCAAAACATCTAGCGGCTTTTATTAAACATTCATATTTTAGTAAATCGTCATCTGTTCTTTCTGCTGTTCTTATATAATAAGAAACAGCCGATGCGGTTTGTCCTATACCATTATAGTACAATGCCAATGCAAAATTATTCTCAGCATCTGCTGGATCGTGTATAAATTTTTCTAGTAAATTAATAAGTGGTGAAGTTGGTTTCATACTTTGCCTAATGAGAATTTATAAAATTTTCAAGTTCTATTGCAGAAATCTTTAGAAGATATGCCGCGTTATCTTGAAAACCAAATGTAATTAATATGTCATCATGATATTTGCACATTCCAATTGAAAATTCAACATGAGCATCCATGATAGAGAAATCATTGGTGTGTTTAATTATATTCCAATTTTTATCCCATATAATAAATCTATGTTTATATACTGCATCTTTTCTTCCAACTTCGCTTTTAAATAAATCCACTTCGTGTGTTAATGCAATATAATTTCCATTAAATTCCATTACTTGAGATCCACCTCGTATATCTCTAGGTAGGTATATCGTATCACCTAGTTGTTCAGTTTTAGAAGTTTTAGTAGTCGGATCAACACTTACTACTTCAGTTGGATTTGTCCATTTAATATAATGAAATGGCATATCTAGGATAGGCATCCAGTTTTTTTCACAATATGAATTTACATCCTTAGGAGGTGGAATTCTAAATCTGGATATTTCTGTGACTGTGTTAGTTGAAACTACTATTTCGGATAGTTCCATTCTACCTTGCCCATTAGTAGTAGTGTCTCTGCGTACACCAGTTATGTATAACTTTCCATCCCATCTCATTAGCCTTACATCTTCTAATCCAACAAAATCCCACATGGGTTCATAGGTGTCAAATTTAGAAGTATCAATTTTATTGAATCTAGTAATTTCAAAATCATCATTGAGTTCACAATAATAGTTATCTGTTCTCAAATGAATATCGTTTTCTGGGTGCAGATACGTTAGTGGACCCCATGGATGTTGGAACAATTTCTTTTCTGAATGAAAAAAAGTATAGTTAACGTGTCGAATATTAACAATAATTTTTCCATTATCTATTAAAATAGATGGATTCATTAATCCCGTGCCGTTTGTTTGTGCTGACGGAATAATAAGAGGATGTATACTGCCTCCTCTATCGAGCGCGAATTTTGCAAGATTTGTCATAATTGAGTTTTTATTTAGTTGAATAAAATACTCAGTTAATTATAACTGAATCAATTACGTATTCCTAGAGGGTATTTGATTGTTTTTCTAATTTTTCGAGTTTAACATTGAGTTCTTTGATAGACTCAATTAATAATGGAATGATTTTTTCATATCTTACCGCATAGTAACCATTGTCTCTTATAGCCACAGCTTCCGGTAATACTTCTAAAATCTGTTGTGCAATAACACCAGGCTCTCTAATAGTAGTTTCTTTACCTACTGCTCGTTCATTCCAGTTAAAAGTCATACCATCCAATGTCATAGTTTTTTCTAATGCATTAGTAATAAGTTGAATATTGGTTTTTAAGCGGGCATCTGAAGTATAATATGCAGTGATATCACCAGTTGCTGTAATAGCACCAGTTACTGTTAAACCAGCAGACATTGTTACTGCACCACTAAATGTGCCTCCGCCAAATGGATTACCGGTTGTACCTTGATTACCTACACCTTGTACACCTTGCACACCTTGGCCGCCGCCACCTTGTACACCCTGTACACCTTGTACACCTTGAGTACCTTGTGACGCTTGTACGCCTTGTACACCTTGTCGACCCTGAGTACCTTGATTGGCTAACCCCTGTACACCTTGTACACCTTGAGTACCTTGTGACGCTTGTACGCCTTGTACACCCTGAGTACCTTGATTAGCTAAACCTTGTACACCCTGAGTACCTTGATTGGCTAACCCCTGTACACCTTGAGTACCTTGATTAGCTAAACCTTGTACACCCTGAACCCCTTGCGGTCCTTGACGGCCTTGTACACCTTGACTACCTTGTGCTGCTTGTACACCTTGAGCGCCCTGTACACCTTGTACACCTTGAGTACCTTGTGACGCTTGTACGCCTTGTACACCCTGGACGCCTTGTGCTGCTTGTACACCTTGAATTCCCTGAGCACCTTGTGAGCCTTGAACACCTTGAGTACCTTGAGTACCAAATACGCCTTGTACCCCTTGTACACCTTGTTGTCCTAATACTCCTTGTACACCTTGTACGCCCTGAGTACCTTGATTAGCTAACCCCTGTACACCTTGAGTACCTTGATTAGCTAAACCTTGTACTCCTTGGGTGCCTTGTGCTGCCTGGACACCTTGTACACCTTGACTACCTTGTGCTGCTTGTACGCCTTGAGCGCCTTGAACACCTTGAGTACCTTGAGTACCAAATACGCCTTGTACCCCTTGTACACCTTGTTGTCCTAATACTCCTTGTACACCTTGTACGCCCTGAACTTGGCCTGCTAATCCTTGCACTCCTTGAGTACCTTGTGCTGCTTGTACGCCTTGGGCGCCCTGTACACCTTGCACACCTTGAACTTGGCCTGCTAATCCCTGAACACCTTGCGATGCCTGAGAACCTTGAACTCCTTGTGGACCCTGAACACCTTGAACGCCTTGTGAAGCCGATGCGCCTTGAACACCTTGGGATGCTTGAGCACCTTGAACACCTTGGGATGCTTGAGCACCTTGAACACCTTGTGCAGCTTGAGCAGCTTGTACACCCTGTGGACCTTGAGTACCTTGTGACGCTTGTACGCCTTGAGCGCCTTGAACACCCTGTGATGCTTGAGCACCTTGAACACCCTGTGTTCCATTATTGCCTTGCACGCCTTGAGATGCTTGAGCACCCTGAACACCTTGTGATGCTTGAGCACCTTGAGTACCTTGTCTGCCTTGGGTACCATCGGTGCCCTGACTACCTTGAACACCCTGTGTTCCATTATTGCCTTGCACGCCTTGTACACCCTGGCTAGCTGAGGAGAATAAAACACCATTTTGATATAAATTACCACCAAAGTGAATATTGCCTCCTATTCCAACTCCACCTACAACATTTAATGCACCTGTTGCAGTTGAACTAGAATTGGTACCTCCGTTAATTATTAGACGGGTATCTACTGTACCAGTTCCGTATATTCTTGTTCCAGATAAGAGTTGTGCCATAGTCTAATATTTACCTAATTGTTATACTGGCTTATTTACTTCGTCAAAGCCGTTAGATACTAAAAATGTTCCTGTATTTGTTTCACGTTTAGCTACGCTACTACCATATATTGAAACTTCATCAAAACTAGCAGCATAATATGTTGTAGTGGTGAGTTTTATACTTGATTGAGCAACTTCGTTGAATTCTCCACTGATAAACAGTGTACCTGTTGAAGTTAAACGTGATGCTACTATTGCCATATTAACCAAAAACTGTATCTAAACTATTTGTGGCAACATTATAATACTGGTATACTGCACTAACATTTGTAGCTGATGTCCACCCAATTTTGTTACCCGAATAAATGTTACCGCCTACTCCAAGGCCGCCTGCAACTTGCAGAGCACCTGAATTAGTTGTTAGAGAATTAGTTGTATTAGTAATTGTTGTTATACCAGCAATATTGCTATTTCCGCCAACATATAAGTTTCCACCAATACCAACCCCACCTCTTACTTGTAATGCGCCAGTTGTTGTATTTGTTGCAACAGTTGTACCAGCTAACGTTAATGTGTTTTGATAAGCAGGAGCACTAGTTCCATTACTTACTAACACATTACCTACAGCGCCTGTTGAAATAAATCCAGTTGAGCTGCTAGCTATTTGATACGGAATTTGTCCAGGACTTCCGCCAGCAAGATTGGTTGCTGTACTTGCAGATCCTGCATTACCTCCATTTGCTAATCCCCAATAAGGTACACCTCCTACCAATGAAGTTAATACATATCCTGATGTAGATGCATTAGTAAGGAATGCTGTGGTATTAGAAGCACTTTGATATACTATAGAATTTGCACCACCACCTGCTAGATGTGCATCTATTGCTCCTTTAGTTCCGCTAGCAATTTCGTTTGAAATAGTAGCATCGGGGATAAACGTAAAAAATCCAGGAGCATCTTGATATCCAAAGAACCCAGTTTTTGCTACTCCACCAGTCATCCATCTAAATGCAACACCTCTATCTTTATTATCATCGACTGTAGCAGCAGAATTATTTGGTCCACCGCCTAAGGTAATAATAGGATCTGAAATATTAGTTACTGTACTGTCAACTACGGTAGTTGTACCTTGTACAGTTAAATTCCCTACTACATTTAAATTGTTATTAATGTTAGTATCACCTGTGCTAGCACCAATATTAATAGTAGTGCTGGCTCCTGCAAAATTAACAGTAGTAGCTACTGTGTTTAGTAAATTAACACTAGTTTGATCTGTGCCAATGGTGTTGCCGCCAACATATAAATTTCCGCCTATACCTACACCGCCGGCTACAGTCAATGCACCTGTAATTGTACTAGATGCTGCGGTATTGTTTGTTATATTGGTTATTCCTGATATTCTTACCGCACCACCAATATCTACTTTAACAGTAGGAGTTGCAACACCAAATCCAGTATATCCTGTATTTGGTATATAAGTTAATCCAGAAGGACCAGATGTTTTAATGCCAGACGCGTTTGTAGTTGTACTTAAGAAAGTAATGTAATGTACAGTGGCACTAGATATATCATTTGTAATAGAAACATTGGTTGCTGTACCAGCAGACAATGCACCTAGTGATGTCCAACTAGGGTTAGAGCCGTCGGATGTTAATAGATATCCACTAGTTCCAATGGGTAACATTGCAGTTATACCAGCAGAACTTTGATATGGTAATGATCCAATAGTACCGCCGATTATATTGGTAGCAGTAACTGCTGATCCTACATATAAAGAACCTGTACTAATAAAACCAGTAGTATTTGGTGCAGTTTGATATACTAAAGATCCTGCTGAACCGCCTTGCACATTAATTGAATATCCAACAATTAATGAAGCGGTATTTACAAACGTTGGAGCAGTTATACCATTACTAATTAATATTTGTCCAGATGTACCTGTATCTATAAATTGTGTAACACCCTTAGCTGACTGATAAGGAATTTGTCCTGGACCGCCTGCGGCAATATTGGTAGCAGTAGTAACTAATCCATTAAGTGTTCCATAAATTGATCCACTTACATACAAGTTCGTACCAATATTTACAGTTCCGCCAATACCTGCCCCACCTGTTACAATTAATGCTCCGGTAGTGCTTGATACGGAAGTTGTAGTGTTGGTTGCTAGAATTCTATCGCCTACATATAATCTTCCACCAATTCCAACACCGCCTGCAACTCTTAATGCACCTGTTATAGTTGATGTTGCCGATGTTGCATTTGTGATGGATATTGCATTAGTAGTAGAATTGCTTCTGTTGGTAATACTTTGTAAAGTACTTGTATTCCATATTGTAACAGCACCAATAGATGCACTAATTGCGGTGTCAGTTCCTGCAGTAAGGCTTGATACACCAAAATTTCCTACAGTAGCTGTGGTAATAATTGCAGCACCATTAATATAACCGTTGACACCAACGTATAAATCACCGCTTATACCAACACCGCCGGTTACAACCAATGTACCTGTGGTTGAACCAGTTGATGCTGTGCCAGCAGTCATACTTACATTACCAGCAGCACTAATTGACATTCGAGTCACGCCGCCTGTTGGTGTATTATTGAGTCTTAGAGTTTTACCAGTTGCAAAATCAATGCCGCCACTAGAGTATACTGTACTATTAAGTATACCTGCAGTCCACATACCAATACCATTTGCTAGGCTATTAGTTGATCCTTGAATTAATTGATTACCACTTGATCCATCTATGTATAAACTTCCATAGTTGCCCAAGTATGAAGTAGCATATGCTCCTTTGATTACTAAATTAGTAGCAGTTATTGTGTCATTAACAAATAAATTCCCACCAACTCCAACACCACCTGCAACTCTTAGAGCGCCTGTTACAGAATTTGATACTGCTTGTGTATTCCTGATTGCAACATAACCCGAAGTTGCACCAATTGTAATTGCTGTTGCAGATCCTGCAAAATTAACAGTTGTGGCAGTATTGTTAACTAAATTGACTGTTGCATTGTTAGTAGTAATGTCTCCGCCATTTACTGCAAGATTACCAGATAGAATTTCGTCGCCGCCAACATATAATGTGCCGCCCATTCCAACACCGCCGCCTATTACCAAAGCACCGGATGTAGTTGAAGTTGAGTTTGTAGATGTGGTGAATATTCCAGCAGCTACATTTAACAATACAGGGCCGCTGGTACTTAACACATTCATTGTTGTACCAGTTGCAGATAATTTTACAGTATCAACATATAAAGAATTAGCACCCAAGAACAAATCTGCAATTGGATTAGTAGGAGAACCTAGCGCAACATTATTTGCGGTTGGAATTAAACTATGGCTAATATATGTAGTTCCGCCAATATATACATCGCCACCAATACCAACACCACCTGCAACTCGTAATGCACCTGTTAGTGTGCTTACTGAATTTTCTGTATTTCTAATTGATACATATCCAGAGTCAGCACCTATTGTAATTGCGGTGGCAGATCCTGCAATATTAACAGTAGTGGCCACTGTATTAGCTAAGTTAAATGTTAATCTATCAGTAGTGATATCCCCGCCGCGAACAGCAAGATCACCGTATAAAACTTGATTGCCGCCGACATACAAATTTCCACCAATTCCAACACCACCAACTACTTGCAACGCACCGCTGGCTGTGCTTGATGCTACATCAGTTCCTGTGAATATAGCATTAACTGTGTTTAAAGTGTTAGTTGAATAATCGTATCTTAAATTATATTCAAATGCTGTTTGTCCTATACCAGTTTGGTAAGGAATTTGCATATCGTTACCAGCATCAATATTAGTTGCTGTATTTGCATATTCAACAGGAACTGTTGATAATGGATACCATGCTGGAAATCCAGCATTAACTGATAATACATCTCCAGCACCACCAATTGGCAATGAAGTTGTTTTACCTTCTTCACTCTGATATAATATTGCTCCTGTTGTGCCGCCAGCAATATTAGTTGCTGTGGTAACACCGCCTAATACATTTCCAACAAAATTATATGCTCTAACTACGCCGCCAACATATATGTCTTGTGCAACTGCTAATCCACCAACTAATTTTAAAGATCCAGTTTGTGTGTTAGTTGCATTTTCATTACTGGTTAATATTATATTTCCAGTTTTAAATGTTCCATATGTAGTAGCTGTAAATGTTCCAGTGGTAGATTCTGCGCCTGTATTATACCATTCAAGATATTTTGTATCATTGGCTAGTACCAATGCTCCATTTTGGTTGCCTCCGTTATAATAATGGAAACGCAACCCTATATCTTTTCCGTCATCTAATCCCCATGTATCATTACTAGGAACATGTAATTCAATTAAGTTATCAGTATAAACTGTGTTGGTACTAAAAACATTAGTTGTGCCACCGCTAAAAATAACATCATTTTGAAATAATGCAGTACCTGATACTACCAATGAATTAGCAATACCTACCCCACCAGCAACATATAAAGAGTTGCTTGTTACACTGCTTGTACTGGCGTTAGTTCCTGCTATTACTATGTTATCACCAATATATGCACCACCAACTATTCTGAGTGCGCCGGCGCCGCCGGTAGTTGCAGTAGTATTATTAGATAGTTGTAAATTTGTAGCAGAAGTAGATGTTAAGGTAACACTACCGTTAAGAAATACATTACCAGCAATTAATGCATTGCCGTCTGCGGTTAAATTGCCATAAACTCTAGCATTGGTTCCTACAATTAAATTTTTAGCAATAGCAGCGCCACTATTAACTTGCAGGGATGTAGTTTGCCCTGTAGAACTTGTAACCGTTCCTGTTCCTTGAACAATTAATCCACTTCTGGTTACAAAATCTTCTGTGATTACTGCTATTGCCATTTTTTATTCCTTTAAATACCAGAGGTCATTGCTGTTCTTAATACTTTAATACGTTTTGTTGGTGGGAAAATTGTTGTTCTAAACGTTAAAGATATTAATATATCGCCACCACTGGTTGATTCTCCTGTTGCACTAAATGTTCCTAATTCCCCTGCTGTGGTTACTTGTCCGTATTGTGTCATATATGGTGTTCCATCACTACTTGCAGTTAAAATCATTTCTACTGCATGAGAATTAGTTCCGTCTGATATTTGTATAAAATATTTTGACGATGTATATTGACTCAACAAGTAAGAATCAACAACATATTCATCTGTTGAATTTACAAAAGTATCAGTTGAGTCAAATACAGTATCAGCAATTTGTATACTTTCTGTATTTACCCTTCCTGCAATTCCAACGCCACCGGTGACTACTAATGCACCTGAACTAACACTAGTTGACGAAGTAGCATTAGTAATTGTAATCACATGTGAACTAACCGCACCCCTACTTGTTACTGTATCTAATGTTGAAATATTATTAATTAATATAGTCGATGTATGCGAAACTGGATCTACAACATGTACGATATTAGTATCAACTCCGCCATCTGGTCCGTCACTGATATTAAAACTTGTTGCCGTTAGCACAGGAACATCATTTGTAAAAAGTATTCCACCTATATGTACATCTCCACCAATACCAACTCCACCTTTTACAACTAATGCACCGGTCTCTGTGGAAATAGAATTAGTAGCAGAGGTAATGATAACCAATGGACTAACAACACTAGTAGCAGTATTTTGTGCAGTTTGTATTATCCAAGCGCCTGTAGGATCACTCCATTTATAAGTTTTGCTACTTCCTGGAGGAGTATACAAATAACCATTTACACGTACTGGTGGTATTGGGAATCCTAATGACGATGTTGACATGATATGTTTCTCATTTATTAAATTGAACTAACTTGCAACCAAAGACGGTTGCCACCATCATTGATATATTGTAGATATGCACTAATGGTTGTATTAATCCAAAAATCTCCTATACGTGCATCCGTAGGAGCCGTTGTACTTATAGTTATTCTAGGCGTATATATCAGATAATTTTCGTCTGCTTGACCTTCTGCGCTGTATACACTACCAGAAATACCAACACCACCTGTGACCATAAGGGCTCCGGACGAAGTTGATATTGCCGCTTCACCTAACCCTACACTTAGTGATGAATATATTTCACTAGTTCCAGTACCGTTATAATAAAATACACTACCAATACCTATTTGATCATCTACTCCATCAATTATGGTTTCAGCGCCAATGGAAATTATTCCACTTCCTTGAGTTATATTATTTCCAACATCTGTGCCTAAGAAGAAATTATACGATCCTGTACTTAAATCTTTAGCAGTTCTATTACCAATAAAGAAATTATGTTCCCCATCAATTAATTTTGGAGCAGTATCGTTGCCTATGGCAATATTATTATTACTATATACTACTCTAGATAAAGTTCCACTGTTAGCATATGCTGTATATCCAGTACCGTCAACTTTAGATGATAAAATAATATCAGTATATAAGGACAAATGATTAGCATTGTCTGCATTAACATAATATTCATTGCCATTTAATTGTGTCATTCCTCCTAAATTGGTAATGATAACATGTGACCCTGTACTTAAACCGTGTCCTATAACTTCTATTACTACAGGATTTGCTTGAGTAGCACCAGTTATGCTTTTTACAAATACAGAGTGAATAGCACCTAAGTTTTCCATAGTTTTATTACCAATAGCAATACTATCAGCAATATATGTTCCGGTGCTAAAAATATGAGAACCAATTGCAATTGTTCTATGAGCAGTATCTAAACTTTGTAATGTATTATATCCAATTGATAAATTTTCTTGTCCTGCTACTGGAACTAAAATAGTATCAGCTTTTCCAACAATAACAATATTATTTTTACCTTCGTAGCCGCGGCCTATTGTTAAATTATTAACATGGATATCTTCTTTAACCCATAAATTTCTACCAATTCCAACGCCTCCTTGTACAACCAACGTTCCGGTAGCTGTGCTAGTTGATACTGAAACTGTGCCTGTTGCAAGTATAGTAATAGTTCCTTTACTTTGATTACTATACATACTTGATTGATTAAACTCAATGTTACCCAAACTAGATGCATATCTAGTCTGTAGTACGTTATTAGTGATTAAGGTAAAGCCAGTGGTAGTGGAATCAGTTGCAGGTAACTGGGGTTGTGCATCTTTTAATGGTAAAAACTCACCACTACCACCAGTTCTTAATTTTGATCCACTTAATAAAATAGCCATATTAATCTCTCTTTATGTATTTGCTGTTTCTAATACGCTCAATACTAGTTGAAGTGTACTTGTGTTACTAGCATATGCTCGAATACTATCTAGTTGTTCTAAAATTAGCTTACCTGTTAACACTGATGCAGAATCACCTGCAGGAATTGCAAAGTTTTTGGTTAAAAAACTATCTGTATTTCCATCTTGTCTACCGTTACCTTGTGCATCTTGTAAAACTGGTCTATTTCTATGATGCATGAAACTACAATATTGTGTTTGTGTACTAATGTTAGCCACCTGTGCCATTAATATAATAGCAGTAGTTCCAATTGGAGCAGTATATACTGTGGATGTAGTTAATCCCGCGCTCCAGCTAGTATATGACGTTGAAGAACTCAACAACGTTGTTTTTGTTTTAAATGTGTTTAATGGAATTAACGCCATGATTTATCCTTTTATATTACGCCGCCGCCCTCAATTGCTAGAATGAACGGAGTCATATTAGCAAATAAAGATTTAGTAAATGTTCTACCACTTAGAACACCTGTTGCTTGACTAATTACCAATCCTGGACCAATACGGAAGTCACCATTTTGATCAGTTGAAGTAAAGAATACTTTACCACTATCTAACTGCACAACTTCTTTACCTTGTACAGGATCTGCAACACCTCGTTGTGGTAGTGCTCCGTAATTAGTACCAGCACCTACGTATTCAAATACATATCCACTGGCACTAATATAACTACGTTGATAGAAGTTTACACTTGATCCATCTGGGAATAAGTCGGTTCTTGTTACATTTTCACCAAGTTGTACAATGTGATGTGCGTTATCTCTTGACCAATAACTTAACCCAGACATTACACTATTATATCTTCCGCCGGTTTCAATATCATAGATTAATCTTTGTAGAATTAATCTAATATCTCTGTCGCATTTATCTTGATTATAATTTGTAAAATTTAATCCGCTAGGTGATGTTATGTAAGCGTAAATTTCTGCAGCTAAAAAGTCAATGTTTGCTTTAATTAACGTAATTGCACTGCCGCTGCCTTGTACAGCAGGGCCGGTCTTTGTTCGTTGCGATGGAGGTCTTACTGCTTCTGCCGCTGGTAGATTAGCAGCACCAATAATTAAATCTATTTCTTCAAATCTTAGATCAATAAATGTTGTCGCTTTGGCTCCACCTGTTACCAACGATAATTTAGTTTGACTTATATTAGTTTGTAATCTTGTTACTGTTTGATTATCAATAACTTGATCAACCAATGTGTTTAAATAAGTTAATGCTGCTCGATGATTAGCTATTTGATCAGCGCCGCCTGTACCAGCAGCTGATAATATATTAATACCTGATGTTTTAGGATTATCACCTACTTCGCTACTCAGTACTGTATAGTAAGCATTTCCGCAAAAATATAGATCAAAATAGTTATTATTGTAACTATTTGCGGTGTTTCCTGAATCAAAACCGCCACTTGTTAGTGCAAAATTTAATGTAACACTCTGATAGCCAATTGCTGTTACAACCGTTCCGCTAGCTGCATATTGTAAACCATTTGACCCAACTTGGCTTCCATATTGATCTCGTATGTATAAACTATTTCCTATAGCAATACCAGTGGTATCAATACCAGTAATTGTAATACTGCTAGTTGTTAATGTTCCAGTATTAGGAGCAGCATTTAAGAACCCAGGGAATCCTTGATCATTTCTATAAGGTACAATTGTTCCTGAAAAATCTTTGTATGTGTTTGGAGGTACTACTTCCATAACCAATGAAATGTGTGGTCTATCATCAATGTCAGGTAAGAATACTCTGACACGAGCATTATTTGGCCAAAATCCATTTGGATAATAATTATTGAGATCTGGATCATCTGGATATGCTTTATAATCTGGATTATAAATTGTTCCACTAAATTTACGTTCTCCATAGCCAGTTGACAATAAACAAATATCACCAAAGTTAGCATTACTATTAACAATACTTGCAATACCGCCATTGTCTGTTTGTACACCAATTGAGCAGAAAATTGTAAACACAGAAACTAACTGTGCATATCCATTATTAGTAATATGTACACCTCTACCGCCTTGATTAACTTGTGTAAATGCATCATAAACAAATGATTGAATAGGGCTGCGAGTACTAATCACTGCACCATCGACTAAACTACCTCCCATACTTCCGATTGGATCAACTTTACGGGTATTCCATGTTGTAGCAGTGTTTGTATATTCTAAACTTAATGCTTCTACTTCTGAATCTCGTATAGGATATATCGAGGTGTTGCCAAAATATAATGTGGCATTATTCCCAAAACCAATAGTTGGTTCACTTAATCCAATTAAATATTGATTTCCACTAATGTTAGAGACAGATGTAACTTTTGGAGATATTTTTACATCGGATCCATTTAACCCAGTTAATGCAAATAATCCATCGCCTGCATATATTGGAGGTGCATATAACGGACCTCTTTCAATAATATCAGTTACAATACCAAAGTTACGAGTTACCGCTTGTTGTGGCATATAATCAGAGCCATACTGGAAGAATGTATTAATAACTTGTGGAGTAAGCGTTTGTGCCTGCGGAGTTACAGCAGTGTTAGCAATAATTTGCAAAGCAATATCTCTAGCATGATTAATTGCCATTGTTGTGGTAGTTTCTTGTCCAGTTACTTGATTGTAACCAAAATTCCAATATGCTAGTCCAGCCTCTACAGATTTCTGATTGCCACCTAATAAGATATCTTGGCTAACTGCATCAACAATTAGACCTGTATCTCTATAGCATAGTTCTTCATTATAATTAAACTTACCTGGATTGTAAGTTTGATCAATATAAGCAATTACTTCTTCAACAATAAATTCTTTGTTGGCCAACAAAGAATTATATGCATTAATAACATTAATATCAGTACTTCTTGTAAGATAAGAAATAGGAAGTCCAGCATCTTTATTATTAATATCATTTATGATACTATTAATTTTAGTTACTTTTGCATTTAAATTAGTTGCTTCGGTAGAAGTAGCAGGATCAAGAGATAAATTTTGTTTTACTTTTAACTGCATTGCAGACACAGGAATATTTTGTATAATTTTTTGTGCTATTGTAGACAAATATGTAAATGCATTAGTTGTCTGAATTTCTTGACCTTGTATAGTAGTACTTGAACTAAATCCAAGATAATAAACTCCTGCTTGAATACTCTGACGATTACCGCCAAGTAGTAAGTCAAATGATACACAATCTATCATGAATCCAACATCTCTCTTGCAGGTATCTGGATTATAATTTGATGACGAAAATCCTAATCCTCCGCTGGCAATAGATGCTTGAACATATGCATTTACTTCTTCTTTAATATAAGATTTATTATTTTGTAAAGAAGTTACAGCATGTTGAATACTCAATAACTGGCTTACATTTCCATTAGGAATAATACTATCAGTCCACGTAGTATTTGTGCCATTAAGGATATCTATTATTGTATTAAACAATTGACTAATGATAGAAACTTCTGTATCCGTTGCTGATTCTACACTTGTATCTTGTGTTGCAACATAAAATCTATCTACTAACTCGTCGGCTGGTGTAATATTTTTTATAATTTTAATAGATAAATCTTTTAAATATCTAACAGCACTAGTAGTTGTGTTTATTTCTGTAGAAATATTTCCAATGTATCCACTTTTATTCCAATATTGAATTCCAGCAAAATTACTTTGTGTAAGACTGCTATATAATAAGTCAAGTGAAATAGAATCAACAATTAATCTTGTATCTCTACGACATTTAATTTTGTTATACGGAAACCATCCATCACCAATATTATAAATTTCATTATTAATATAGTTAATAGTATCTTCTTGGATGAATTTTCTATTAGCCTGCATTAATATTTCAGCACTAACAAAAGCAGCATCGGGTCCTGTACTCTTATAAACACTAGGAGCAGCACTAGGTCCATTATTAATTATGGTAGTAATAATTTCAAATAACTTTGTTATTGAACTATTTGAGATATCGCCATTTGTTAAAACAGTATTTTGTACTTGTGTATATAATCCACCAACAATAGTATTTGTACATGGAGTGTTGGTTATAACTTCTAAACAACGATTTTTAAGATAAGTTATAGCAGCAGTGGTTTGTGCTTCCTGACCTGCAATTAAACTAACTACACCGTTGTAGTATGCTAATCCGCTTTCAACTGCTTTTTCATTTCCGCCAAATGCTGCATCATACGCAACATTCTCAATTAATATACCAACGTCTCTGCGACATTTTTCTTGATTATAAGTAAAATTGTTCCATATTCCAGCATTGATTGATATTTGCTGATTAATGTACTTAACAACTTGTTCTTGTAAGAATGGCTTATTAGCCAACAACAATGTACGAGCATTAAAAAATCCTGGATTTTGTTGTCCAGCATTAATAGACATACCAAGGACAATTGTACCCATGCTGGTAGATACAACAATGGTCGTTGTATTAGCTACCCATGTGCCTGTTCCAACTGCTACAGGAACTTGAACCGTTTGATCAGGTACAAACATTGTTCCATCTTTTAACCATGGACCGCTTTGATTAGTACAGTTTTGTACATAAGGTGAATGGAATAAGTCAATACGTTCATCACCTGTTAGTGGAGGGAATGATGTTGCATATGCACCACGATTAAATCCTTGAGCATATTGTCCTTCTAATAAACCACTACGCCCATTTAAAAATGTCATGTAGTTAAGATAGCATCCGCTTTCAAGATGGAATAAGTCTTGTGTTTTATTGATAGGTTCAATAAATGTTGTACGAATATCACTACCTCTAACACTAGTATATGGTTTTAGTCTTAGAGGATTGTCTTCTAAATAATGGCCAGGACTAACTAAAATTTGTGTACCTGGTTGATAGTATGGACTATTAAGTGCTGCGCCAATTGTACGGCAAGCACGACTAGCATCCATGGCTCTACCATCATTGGTATCATTACCGTCAACTGTAACATAAAGAACATTTGTAACTACTGGTGCTGTACCAATAGGATTTGTACCACGGACTCTAATATCTCCATAAACATCTGTCAAGCCGCCACCAGGCTTAATTTCAATTGTACTTGTTGTAGATGTAATTAATTTAGTGTAGATGTCATGTATATGTGCTTCGGCCCATTGCGACGATGTGTTACCAATTTTATTCTGAAGAGTTGGTGTTGGTAATATACTGCCGCCAATGGTCATTGTACCAGCAATACCCACTCCACCATTGACAACTAATGCACCTGTTTGTGTACTAGTAGATCTATCAGTTTGTGCGACCAACATTCTGTCAGTACTAATTCTACCAAGAAATGCATTATAAGTTAATCCAGTAGAACTAGTTGATCTAACAGATGTACTAGTTGTATCAATATATAATGAACTTTGATTGTCTAATGGATATTCTCTACTAATAAAAGAAATATTATATTCTATGGACTCGTTAGTATTTGTGAATACAATATATGTAGTGGTATTAGCAAATTCAATTCTTCCATATATATGTCCGCCAACATTTAAATCTTTTTCAATGCCAACACCGCCTGCAACATATATCGCAGCTTGTTTTCTATTTTCTGTACTATCGTATAGTCCATCCCACATCCAAGAGGTTGAAGCATTGTTGCCAGTGAATGGGGCATATGGTTTACTACCATTTCCTACGTTTTCTGTATTAGAAAATGTATTTAAATATTGTGTGCCAGTTCCAACTTGTTGTATTTGATTTATGTAAAATGTTTGCCATGAGTTAATCTCAGTTCCTAAATTATACACACCAATACCAGGTGTTGTAATAGATGGAATTAAATCACTTGTAAATGTAGAAAGAACTTGTACTGAATTAGTATAAGTACCAGTACCTAAAACAGTATTCGCAGATATATAAACAGTGCCATTAGTGCCACTAGCTACAATTTTATAATTACCCGGTAAATTTAATACGTTAGTTGTCATTCTCTGATCCTCAGATATATTTATTTGTTAATGTACTCTTAGTTCAATTGCATCTACTAACGCACTACATTTATGTGGCCAGTTTGGGTGGCTTTGAAACCTT